CCGCGGCCTATATGGCCAAGGCACAACGGGCGTTGCTCAACGATCCGGCGCGCCCGCTGCAGACGCTCAGCCTAAATCAGATCAAGCTCGCGCCGCTCCATACGCGGTTCGACTCGGTCGACCTGCAAACGCTCGCCAGCAATGGGCTCGCGACGCAGAAGCCAGGCAGCGACAATCAGCCGATGATCTCGCGCGAAACGACGACCTATCAGCTCAATCTCTACGGCACTCCCGACACGGCCTATGAGCTGGTCACGACGTTGGCGACGCTGGCGCGGCTGATCCGCAATCAGAAACAGGCCATCACGTCCAAATTCCCGCGCATGAAGCTGGCCAACGACGGCACACGCTTTGGTCCAGGGCAGGCGATCGTGACGCCGTCCATCATCAAGGCGGAGCTGATCTCGGAGTATTCCACGGATCAGTTCAACGGTCTCGTAGAGAACACGGGCGCCTTTGTGCAGAACCTTCTTGTCGAGCGCGACGATACGGACCCCAATCGCGTCAATGTCTTGTACCCGCCTGACCTCATCAATCAATTGAGAGTCTTCGCGGTGCTGGCGCAATTCCGCCTGCAGTACAACGCGGCGATCGATGCGGCCGGTAGCGGCTCTGCGATCGGCGTGACCGGAACCATTCCGGCCGGCGGCGTGCCGATCTAAGCGGACCTTAACCCGAAAAATCAACCGAAAAATCAGAGGATAAAGACATGCCCCAGAAGATCGCTGGCGTCGCCTATCTCACGGCAGGCGGTGTGCAAATGAGACTGCGCGGCAACTTCACCGTGAGCCATTCCATGGTCGAGAGAACGATGCTCGCAGGCCAGGACGGAATTCACGGGTTCCAAGAGCTGCCCAGAATTCCGTTTATGGAAGCCGACATCTCGACGACACCGGACTTCGATATAACGGCTCTCGACGGTCAAGTCGGTGTGACCGTTGTGGCGATCCTTGCCGATGGTTGGACTTTCCAGATGACGGACGCCATCTGCAAGGGCGGCCTGGAGCAGACGACGCGCGACGGCCAAGTCAAAGTGCGCTGGGAGGGCGTCAACGTCCACACGTTCTCGAGCGCCCCGGCCGTCGTCGACGCGCCGTGGGGCCTTGGCAACCCAGTAGCGTGATGAACCATGCCAGCAGTACGTGAAGGTTTCATCGCCGACGAGCCGCCGTCGCGTCCGCCGCAGCCGCAGCAGGCGCGACCGCAGCCGCCATCACCTCCCCCAGAGCCAGAGCCGCCAACGTCGTTGGAACATAAAACGGAGTGGCCAATCATTGTGAAGCTGCGGAACAAATCGATCTTCGGCAACAAGCGCGAGCAGCTCGACGAGCTGAGCTTTCGAGAGCCCACGGGCGCCGACATCATTCGCCTCGGGAATCCGGTGTGGATCAATACCGCGGGCGAAATCATGTTCGACGAGCGCAAGATGACGATGATGATGGCGCAGCTCTCTGGCGTCCTCTACCCGCTGCTCGAGGCCATGCATCCGCAAGATTGGAATTCCTGCGCATATCGGTTACGACGTTTTTTTCTCCCCGATCCGGAAGCTTGGTGATTGTTGGCGAAGACGAGGAAATTGTCCTCAACTGTTATCGCCTGGCCCGCTTCTATCGCTGCGATCCTCGAGTGTTCCTCAACATGCCTCTGTTCAGCGAACTGAGCGCGCATTGGTACTATACGTGCCGGCTCGCGGAGCTGGAGCGTCGCGATTTGGATGATGCGTAATGGCTGAATCGCAAGAACTACAACTTATCATCAACGCGGTCGACAACGCGACGCCCGTCATGGGCAAAGCGCGCCGCGAGATGGAGGAATTCGGCAAGCACTCGAAGAAGATCAATGATGAAGCCGCCGCTGGTGTCAGCAATGCGCTCAAGGACGTCACCAAGTTTGCCGGGCAGATAACCGGTCTGCCGCTCGGCGAGTTTGCCAGAATAGCCAGGGAGGCAACGACCGGCCTCGGCGGTTTCGCCACCGCGCTCGGCGCCGTGCCGGCGCTCATGTGGGAGGTCAATAACGCGCTGAAGGAATTCTCTGATCGCATGCTCGGGCTCCAAGATCAGGCCAGCTCGATCGGCATTGCGACCGGCGAATTTCAAGCGCTGGCCGACCAGCTGGATGCAGTTGGGATACACGGCAAGGCGGCGGAGCAGACAATTAAAAATGTGGCCGGCTTCGTTGCGCGCACGCAAGAAAGGGGGAGCGCCCAGCAACAGTTCTTGCATACGCAATTCGCCAATCCCCAACAGGTGCAAGCGCAGCTCGGCATCTATGCCGCGCAGGGCCCCGCAACCGCGGTCGCTGGGATGGCCAAAATATTGCGCGATACGGAAGCGCAGCGGGTCAAGGATTTGGTAGCCAGCGGCATGCCGTTGGCGACCGCAAAAACAGCCGCTGCTGGCAAATTAAATGAGCTGGCTGCCGGCGTCGGGTATGTCGGCGATTTCCGGCGCGTCGATGATGCAAAACTGCACGATGCGACGCAGGAAGAGATCACAAAGGCGGAGGAGAAGATCAAAGCTGCAGAGAGTCTCGCCAAGGCGGAGGCTGATGCAGCGGTCGCGTTGCGCGAATGGAAGGATAAGATTCTGCTGATGGTTCACGGTCCGATGGAGGAGATGCTCAAGGAGATGGGGGATTTCGTTACCGCAGCTCCAATTGCAGCACTGATCACCGCGATTTTGGGAACTATCGCCGCGTATAAAACGCTCACTGCGCTTGTGAGAGTTAGCTTCCCAGCATTGGCCGGCGCCCAAGGCGCCGGGGCCGCTCCTGCGGCTGGTGGATGGGCCGCCCCATTCCTATCAAACCCGGTGGTCGCCGCCACGACGTTGCCATTGTTTTTGGGCGGCGACGTTGGGCCCGGGGCAATGCCCAAGGCAGGGTCTTGGGGCGATACATCAGAGCAGCTGAAAAAATTGAGGGAGGAACGCGCCAAGGTCGAAGCGCAGCCGCCCGATCCGTTCTTTCATTTTGGTTCAAGCAAAGAAGAAAAGCTTGAGAAGCTCGACGACCAGATCAAACGAATGGAGCAGGCTGGAACGCAAGTTCCTAAATTCCAACACGGCGGCATTGTCACGAAAGCTACGATGGGCCTTGTCGGCGAGGCGGGCCCCGAAGCCATCATCCCACTTTCGGCGATGCGGGACGAGGACGCCGGTCGCGAACAACGCAAGCTCCTGCGCGAAAATACCGAGGAGCTGCGACGCCTGAACGATTTCTTGACGAGCCCAGAGGAGCAGAAGGCGGCGGCTGGAGGGAAGGCGGCGGCGCGAGGCAGGGCGGCGGTCGCCGAGGCGCTGGGCATGGGCGGCGGTGCTGACGCGATCCGGCTGGGCGGCGGCGGCGTGGCCGGTGCTCCTGGCGCTGGCGGTGCGGCCGGTGCTCCTGATCTCGGCGACATCATCGGCGGGCTCACGGGCGGCGCTGGCGGCGGCGGCCTTGGCGGGCTCCTCGGTGGCATCCTCGGCGGCGGCGGTGCCGGCGGCGCTGGCGGCGGCCTGGGTGGCCTCCTGGGCGGCATCATGGGCGGTGCTGGCGGTGGCGGCGGCGGTGCTGGCGGCGGCCTGGGCGGGCTCCTGGGCGGCCTCCTGGGCGGCGGTGGTGGTGGCGGCGGGGGCGGCCTGGGCGGCATCCTCGGCGGCATCATGGGCGGTGCTGGCGGTGGCGGGATCGGCGGCATGCTGGGCGGCCTCCTGGGCGGCGGCGGCGCTGGCGGCGGGATCGGCGGCATGATCGGCGGCGGTGGGCTCGGTGGCATCCTGCGCAGCATCACAGGCGGCGGCATGGGCGGGATCGACGGGTTCGGCGGCGGTGGCGGCGGCGGCATCAGGCGACGCGGTGGCGGAGGAGGAGGAGGAGGCGGCGGTGGTGGAGGCGGTGGCGGCGACGGCGGAGGCGGCGGCGAGCCTCTTGGGTCGCTTGCAGAGCAGCGCGCGAAATTCGCCGAAGAACTTAAGAACCCGGAAACGCGCCGTTTGCTCGCGGCATCAGCGGCGGCCGAGGTCGGCGGCCAGGGCGCGGAGGCCACGCAGTCCTACATTGAATCCGTTATTAATCGCGCGTCAAGCCGCGGCAAGAGCCTCACAGATACACTCCGCGATCCGCGTTACTATCCATCAACTACGACGAGCAAGCTTGATCGGCCAGTATCAGCTTCTGAGCAATCACGTATCGATGAGATCACCAAGCAAGTAACAGCTGGTTCAAATGTCAGCAACTTCGCCACCGGCAACGAAAGCGGCGGCGTGCATAGCGGAGGCGCTCCCGTCAGCAGAGATTTCGGCCCTGGCCGCGAGCGCTTCGTTCAGGAAAACCCAGATAAGAGGTGGGTCAGACGTGCAATGGCGGGCGCTGGCGGCGGTGGCGGCGGCGGTGGTGTCGGCGGCGGTGTCGCCGGTGGCGGCGGGCTCCCGGGCAGAATGGCCGGCGATATCGAAGGGCAAGGACCACCCGGCGGCCGTTTCAACGTGCCGGCCGGCACGCCGCTATCGCCCGCGAGCGAACGCGAAACCGTGACTCTTGCGAACGGGCAAAAGGTAACGGTCAACAAACGATCGGCGGAGCAATTCAAGGGCTTCTTCAATGACCTCATCCAATCAGGTGCGCCGGTCAGGGGCCTCGGCGGCTTCGGCACTCGAGATAATCCTTCGCAGCACCCGACCGGAATGGCGGTTGATTGGTCTCAAAACAGCCGTGATGTCGTATCTCCCGATGTCCGAAAGTGGATCGATCAACACCGCGACGAATTAGGTGGCATTGAAAAGAAGTGGGGCATCAGCGGGGGTGAGACCTGGCGTCATCCTGACACCGGCCACTTTTCGATCGAGCATATTTATGGCCCCGAGCATCTGGCCGCGGTCCAGGCTGCGAACGGCGCCGCGCAGGCCGCAGGCGCCGCCGGCAAGAGCGCGGATGCGGCAGCTGCCGCCCAGACAGCGCGAGCTTACGAAGGCGCCGGCACGGGCGGTTATGGGCACGAAGGCGAACGTCCTGGCGTGGACTATCGCGCCGCCGCCGCAGGCGGCCTTGACGCAGCCATCACCCGACGTCCAGCCGCCGGAACGCCGGACTATTCCGCCCCCGGGAGCTTCGGCAACGATATGGGCGGTGGCGCCAAACTGAACCGTCCGGTCGATACGGGAGGCATCGGCGCCTCAGAAGATAACTTCCAAGACTTGGTCCGTCAGGGTCTGTTGGACTACGACATGCGGGCGAAGCGGCTCTCAAGGGACGGCAGCGCTCTTGATCGAACGCATCGCATCGAAGGCAGTGCCAACATTGACGTGAACGTCAACGCGCCCCACGGCACTAACGTCCGCGCCAACGCGAACGGCCTTTTTAAGAAAACGCGCCTCACCCGGCAAACCCAGATGCCGCTGCTCGAGGCCGGGGCGGTCGGTCCTGCTTCGATCGTATAGGTGAGCCCGGCACAGCCGGCGAAAAGGCTGCCCGGGCTCTGACGATCGCAGACGTCAATTGGGCTTCATCGATGTTGTGGCGACCGCACCTCGAAGCCTAGATCAGCACGAGCTTAGAGATCAATGGCGACCATCCGCGACATCCACAATCCGTGGCGCGATGCGCTGCTGCCGGCGATGTATGACGGCGTGCCGTTCTTCTGCGACACCGGCATCCGCGAGAGCGGACGGCGCGCGGTGATCCACGAGTATCCCAAGCGCGATATACCTTACGCCGAAGACATGGGCCGCAAGGCCACGCAGTACAGCGTGCGCGGCTACGTCATCGCCTACGTGAAAGACATCGGGGCTGATCCAACGGCCGCCAATCAGATTTTCACCTCCATGCCGGTGGCCGGCTTCGCCGCGTCCCTCTACATGCGCGATTATCGAATTGCGCGCGATCTCCTGCAGGCGCGGCTCGACTTCCCAGGCGCGGGCGTTCTGCAGCTACCAAACATGGGGCGCGCTGGTGCCGGCGGTGCCATGACGCTGACTGCGGTGTGCTCGGGATATCGCATGACGGAGGAGGACCGCCTTGGCGGTTTTTGCGTCTTCGACATGACATTTGTTGAATACGGGCTCACCAATCTTGCGCCTCCTCCACCGGCGATCACGCTCCTGCAGGGGCAGGCCAACGGCCTGTACACGCTGGTGACGCAGGCGCTCGATGAGTTTGTCGGCATATGAACAAGAAGGACACACAAGAGGCGGTGCCGATAGTCGTCACCGTACTCGAGCAGCTGCTCGCGCAGGTTCCTTCGGCGTCGGGAACCGCCGGTGCCGAGTGGCGGTTCGCGGTCAATTCGGTTCGCGTGAACGCCGCAATTCTATTGGGCACCAATACGATCGGGGCCCCCTTGCAGAATATCTTCCAGCTCGCTCCATCGATCGGCGCCACGCTTCCCCAAATGGAGCAGGTTCGCATGACCGCGGACGGCTTCTCGCCAATCACGCCAGGCGCCATCGTCGTCCGCGACTCTCTCGTTCGATACGCGCTCGCCACCGAGGGGGGGATCATAGCGGCGACGACGTTCGTGAGCCGCGACGACGTCGAGGCGCTTCGGCCCCAGATCAATGCGGAATTTGCGGCTGCCGAGGAGACGGCAGCTGACGCGATGGATTCAACGATGTACCAGGCGATCATCGCCCTTCACAGTGCGATCACCTATTTTCTGACGCAGACCGCGCAGCCATTGCCGCGCATGCTCAACTTCGCATTCGCCGCGCCGCAGCCGACGCTCGTCTTCGCCTACAAGCTTTATGCCGACGCCTCGCGGGCCGATGAGCTGCGCGATCAGAACAAAGTCGTGCATCCGGCGTTCATGCGGCCGACCGGTCGGGCCCTGTCGGCCTAAATAGCCATGGTAGTCACGCCTGATCCGTTTTCGCCGGGCACATCGTCTGTAGCTCCGTCGACTCCGAATCCCTACGAGATCGCAACGATCATCACGCAATATGGCGAGTGGACGGCATGGGAATCGGTTTGGGTGCAACATAGATGGGCGGATTCATCGGCGCTGTTTCGGTTCACGACGGCCGAACTTTCTCCGATGCCGACGCGGTGGGAAAACCTCAAGCTGCTGCCGGGCGACTACCTGCATATCCTGCTCGGAGGGCAGCTCGCCCTCAAGGACGGCCTCATTGTCGAACGCCAGGTCGGCTACGACGCGATGAGCCACTCTGTCCAGCTCTCAGGCAAATCGCTGACCTGGATTGCGGCCACCTCGAGCGTCGATCCGCCGCGCAGCTTCGATGGCATGGGCATCGTCGATGTCGCCCACGCGCTGTTCGATCACTATGGCGTCGGCGTAATAACGGTTGGCTCGCCAGACAACTCGCCGTTCAAAAATCTTCAAGCCCAGCCCGGCGAGTTCAATTGGGACTTCCTCGAAACGCAAGCGCGACCGAAAGGCGTCGTGCTCGGCAGCGATCATCTGAGCAACTTCCTGATCATAGGCGATCACGCCAACCCGGTGATCGCCACGCTCCAGGAAGGCGTCAACATCAAGCGCATGAATTGCATTATCAGCATCGAGAACGCCTACGCCATCTATGGGGCGACCGCCATCGGCTCCGCTGGAAGCGACGATCAGTGGGGCTCGGATATAAGCGATTTGCGCCAATACGCGCCTGGGCAAGGACCAGCTGGGCGCAACATCCTCGTGCCGGCGCCATCTTCGATCCA